GCCAATTAGTGAGAACTATGTTGGAATCCGGCGTAAAGTTGGGAGTGTCCAGTCGTGGCTCGGGCAATGTTTCGCCAGACGGAACTGGAAGAGTTAGCGATTTCGAGATTATCACAGTAGATGTGGTAGCTCAACCCAGTGCACCAGGTGCTTATCCTACACCAATCTATGAACATTTGATGAATAATCGTGGTGGTCTTAGAGCCTTGCGCATAGCGCAAGAGGTTAAGGAAGATCCTGCAGCACAGCGTTACTTAAAAGAGAGCTTATTATCGATAATAAGCAAACTCCAATAAAAAGGAGAATCACATGTTGGATGTTCTAAAACAATTATTTGAAGACAATGTGATTTCGGAAGACATCAAAGCTCAGATTGAGGAAGCATGGCAAGCTCGTGTAAACGAGAACCGTGAACAAGTCACAGCAGAGCTAAGAGAAGAGTTCAGCAAGCGTTATGAACACGATAGAACAGTGATGGTTGAAGCCATTGACCGTATGGTCACTGATCAACTAACACCTGAGATCGCCGAGTTCGTAGAGGATCGCGCTCAACTAGCAGAAGCCAAAGCCAAATATGCAGTTAAGATGAAGCAAGATGCACAGTTAATGAAGGAATTTGTTACACGTCAACTAGCTTCTGAAGTAAAAGAATTGCATGAAGACCAAAAAGTCATGGCTGACAAGTTCTTCAAGCTAGAAGAGTTCGTAGTTGAGGCTCTAGCTAACGAGATTGCAGAGTTTTACAAAGATAAGCAGGACTTGGCTGAAACCAAAGTTCGTCTTATTAAAGAAGGTAGAGAACAACTTGCTAATATTAAATCTGAATTTGTGGCACGTGCCGCAACAATGGTTGAAGCAGTGGTCGAAGACAGCCTCAAAACTGAGCTTGGACAACTACGCGAAGACATTGATGCTGCTCGTAGAGCAGATTTTGGACGTAGGATTTTCGAAGCATTCAGCAACGAATATCAAGCAAGTTATTTGAATGAAAAATCTGAAACCAGCAAATTGCTCAAGGTCATAGACAAGAAGGACTACGAGATTGCAGAAGCCCAAGGCGTTGCAGTCAAAGCACAAAAAGTCATAGAAAGCAAAGAAGCTGAGATCCACGCTCTCAAAGAGGGAATGGAAAGACAAAAAACCATGACAGAACTTTTGGCACCTTTAGCGGCAGACCAAAAAGAAATCATGAGCGAACTATTAGAAAGTGTTCAAACACACAAACTAATGGAGAGTTTTAATAAGTATTTGCCAGCAGTCATTGAGGGCAATGCTCCGCAGAAGAAACAGGCACTTGTAGAGGCAAAAGAAATTACCGGTAATAAAAATACCAACGCAAACCGTAGCGCCGAGCAGGACAACAATATTGTTGACATTCGTCGCTTGGCCGGACTAAAAAATTAAGGAGATTTTAAATGTCTGAACTACTATCAAGCCGTTGGGCAGAGACTAAAGAGGCCCTATTAGAAGGCCTACAAGGAACAAAGAAATCAGTAATGGGCGTGACTCTCGAAAATACTCGCAAGTATCTTCAAGAATCTGCTACAGCTGGTGCTACTTCTGCCGGCAACGTCGCAACTTTAAACCGCGTGATCCTTCCAGTGATCCGTCGTGTTATGCCAACCGTTATCGCTAACGAGTTGGTTGGTGTACAACCAATGACTGGACCAGTTGGTCAGATCCATACTCTACGTGTTCGCTACAGCGACACAGCAGGTAGCGGTGCTTCTGGCGCAGTAGCTGGTGAAGAGGCTCTAAGCCCATTCAAGATTGCTGAAGCCTATTCTGGCGACACATCAACTGCTAAAGCAGCTAGTACAGCAGCTTTAGAAGGTGCTGCTGGTAACAGAATGAGCATCCAAATCTTGAAACAAACAGTTGAAGCTAAGACACGTAAATTGTCTGCTCGCTGGACGTTTGAAGCTGCTCAAGATGCACAAGCCCAACAAGGCATTGACATCGAAGCAGAAATCATGGCTGCTCTTGCACAAGAGATCACAGCTGAGATTGACCAAGAAATCCTAGCAAGTCTATCAACACTTGCAGGTACTGCACTACAAACTTATGACCAAGCTGCTGTAAGTGGTACAGCTACATTCGTTGGTGACGAGCATGCCGCATTGGCTGTTCAGATCAACCGTGTTGCTAACATCATCGCTCAGCGTACACGTCGTGGTGCTGGTAACTGGGCAGTTGTAAGTCCATTTGCACTAACAATTCTTCAGAGTGCTACAACTTCTGCTTTCGCAAGAACAACAGAAGGTACATTCGAAGCTCCAACAAACACCAAGTTCGTTGGTACATTGAATGGCGCAATGAAGATTTATGTAAACAGCTATGCTAGCGATGCAACTGATATCCTTATCGGTTACAAAGGCACAAGCGAAAGCGACGCCGCAGCATTCTATTGCCCATACATCCCATTGATGAGCAGTGGTGTTGTGCTTGATCCATCAACTTTCGAACCAGTCGTGAGCTTTATGACACGTTATGGTTATGTTGAGTTGAACAACACAGCAAGT